AATGGCTAAACACTGGAACACGCACCTACCAACGCCGGGGGTGAATCTAATCGTCAAGGTCAACGGCAAGAAATTGAGAGCAATACGCCCTGGTTATATAAGCGATAGACGCAACCACGACCAGGGATACCGCACCCACAAGGGCGAGGTTATCAATAATGTGGAGGGCTGGGTTTATGAATAAAAACATCTAGGAAGAGAACCCGCACAATTTGAGCTTTGCCAGGGATGGCCAGAGGCTTGGCGGGGTTGTTTAATTATAGCAACTTTTTATATGTCTTACTAAACCATTCTATTTTATTCATTTCAACGCTCCAGTAATTCTCGGTTTTCGTAGATGTTACCGATGACCTCTAGATCAACGTGAGCTAAATCCGCTAACCCGCTGCCACAAGATGAGCCACGGACTCTATCGGACACGGCATGTAATACATAGAACCATCCCATATAATCAGGTCTATCATCATATACAATCACACCGACATAATTTAAAAGCTCATCATTATAAAATGGGTACATATTGGCTGTAAAAATATCACCTTCATAAATATCCACACCGTTTTTATCTTGCAGGCCAGTAAATTGACAGAGCTGCCACTTTAGCAACCTACTTGGCAAATGGTGAGGCACATCAATATCTATCGCATTACCGTTAGAGTACATATTGAAATCATACTCAAACCGTTTTCCTGTCCACGCTCTAAACTTTATTTCTCTATTCATTTTAAAAAATCCTCCAGTTTCTTCATCGTCACATATCTTGGCTGCTTAACTTCACCATGTACATACTTGTAAACAGTGTTGTAATGCAGCCCCGTCGCCGGCGCTACTTTACGTAAATTGTATGGTTTAAGCTTCTCGCGTATTTCGTCTAGCGTCATAATATTTCTACTCTTTTATGTAAATATGTTTACACGATATCAAAATGGCACTATATTTACAACACCAACAACAAAACGAGGTGATGAAATGAACCCAACTATTTTAATATTCGCGATGCGGCACGCGCTGCCGCGAACCAGTAGCGCGCCCACCATGGTGGTGCGTGAGATCAAAAAACAATGGCAGAACCTGAGCTATTCAGATCGGGTTCTGATAGAAAGCGAAATTAGAAACACTCGTTTAAGTGAAATCGGAGACGTAAAATCATGGGCAGACCTACTCAAGTGGATCGCCAGCACTGGCAACCAGATTGTATAGTGTTTTTTAAACGCCCGATTTATCGGGCAATGATCGCGGCCACGGTCGCTAATGAAATAATTGAGAGGATGATTGATAATGCTAAAGATAAAAAAGCTTCACAGTGATTCGATAGTGCCGACGCTAGGTAGCGAAGGTGCTGCGGGTTTTGATTTGTATTATCGCGGTTACGAGGTGCGTATATTTCCAGGGCTCATGGAAGTCATGGGCACAGGCATAGCGCTAGATATACCAAAAGGCAAGGTCGGGATTATAAAACCCCGTAGCGGCCTAGCGATGCATGGTATTGATGTGCTAGGTGGCGTAATTGACAGCGACTACCGAGGCGAGGTCAAGGTTATTCTAACCAACCACGGCACAGGGCCAATGCTATTCAATCCTGGCGACCGTATAGCCCAACTCGTCATAGTAGACCACTATAACGAATTTGAAGTTGTAGGAAGCCTAGACGATACAGAGCGCGGTAGCGGTGGATTTGGGAGTACTGGGAAATGACTCTTAATGAAAAAATAATGGGCGCAATGATTGTTGTGCTCATGGTCACAATAGCCATGCTCGCACTGTCTAGTTGCTCAGATTCAATAAAGGTAATTATGTATGATTACTATATAGCAGAATGCCAAAAAGAACACGAGAAACCATGTGAGATACACGCGAGGATAGTGGAATGATATCGATAGCACAAGAAGCCCTGGCGCAACTCAATTTTACGCCTGAAGCCGACCCGAGACACGAAGAGGTTCTAGCGTATGCGAGGCGGTGTAAGTCATACGCCGAATTTAACGAACATATAGCGTTCAGCGATAAAATGCGAAGATACGGATTAACCCAGGCCGTGAAGGATATAACGGGGTTCCGCCCGATGTGGTTAGAATCTGAAGAAAAAGAGCTGGTGGAGCTGCGCGAAGTTAAGGGTCTAACGTTCAAGGAAATAGGGCAGAAAATAAACCGGAGGCCCAGCGCTGTACAGGCAAAGTACAGGCGCTTAACCAATACTAATCAGTAAAATCAAATGGGAAAGATTGATGAAAGTAGAAGGTTTAAAATGAAAAAAATTATCAGTTTTATTATTGTAATTTTCACATTCAACACATCAGCGCTTGCTAGCCATTTTTGCGACGGCTTTGAAGCGGGGTTTGCGGTCGGTTACAAGAAAGTAAAAGGTGGATATGCGTTTGCTGGGTTGCCACCAATATGCCCGATACAACCCATAAAAGGTTACGGGGAATGGGATTTGAGTGATTTTGAGCACGGTTTTAGTGTGGGCGTATCAAAGGGTATGCTTAAAGCTTATAGGGGGTGGTAAAATGAGCAAGAAAATCCATCACCAAAAATGGCGCCCTGGCGAGTTAGTGATTTTTCGTAAAATCCCAGAGCGACTGCCAACAAAAGAGTACCGCAATTTAAGAAAAACACGGGAGAAGGCTAATTCGTCAATTGCTCGGATGATGCTTGATTAGCAATTAAGGCTTTGCGCTCGGCCTCACGCTCCTTCATGATTTCGATCTCAAGGCGCGTTTTACGCGCCTTCATGATTTCGATCTCAAGGCGCGTTTTACTTATTTCTAAAGCGCTTTTTCGGATTTTTTGAACGTGAAAAAATATCAGTAACGAGCTTAAAAGAATGCCAACAAGAGATGCAAGCTTTCCAATATCATCGGGTATCACGTCGAACCAAGTTCCGGCACCGGCCGAAACAGTCCCCGCTCCGGTCACCACTCCTACCTTTATGTTCGTCGCGTATTGAATCGCTTGCTCTTTTATACTCACAGTTCAACCTCACTTTAATAGTTATAACGACGCCATGCGCTAGCATGATAATCATGAACATCCCACCGGCCGCCCAAGTGGCGTACTCTATAAATACCTCCATTGCCGCCCCCGCTTCTTGTTGTCATTAATGCCGCTACAATATATAAAGCAGCCATAAACATGTTATAGGCGGCGGGTTCACAATAAAAAAACCATATAAAAGCGCCAAATATGTTTAGGCCAATTGATGATAATGCGACAATCTGAATAAAATGTCTACGATTTACGAGAAGCAAAATAAGATAGTCAAACAGGACGGCGGAGAAATAATAGACATACCCTTCACTATTCGCGAATAAGAAATTGTGCGCAGTAGCGAAAACCGCAAACAACGTTACATAAAAATTTTTGCAGCAAATACCCGCAAAAAATAGAAGGAATATGTAAATATCAATCATTTATAACGCGGTTTAGATTTCGGCTTGCTGGATGGTTTTGCTTTTGGCTTTCTCATCTTACCCTTACCGCCCGCTATTTTAATCATTTCGTCCTACCTTTCACTTTTTCAAAAGTACGTAATCCAGATAATCCCAACATTGCTAGCACCAACTCCATAAGCACGTCGAGCGGTAACTCTGGCCCTTTATCACCAGTGCACCATTGTAGCATGGGGTTTATCACGAATGGAAATAAAAGACCTAGCGAACATATCCAACCGATAGCAGGACGCCATCCAGCAACAAAGACCGAACGATGTTGGGCCTCGACCTTATTCAGCTCAACTTGCAACTTTGCAGGTTCCTGCATCGCTTTCAGTTTCAGAAGCTCTGCCGCTGCTCGCTCTTCGTCGCTAGTGACTAAGTTATCGATACCTTTGAACACTGCCTCAATTGGTTGTACTGCTGTATCACCTAGCAGTTTAGAAAACCATCCCATCTAATACCTCCAAGTCGTTACCAAAATAAACATCCGCGGCATAGCCTTACCTATCTTTTTCCAGCTCATTTAAACAACTCCGGTTTACCTTTGCCACGAATGTTTTCAATCGTAACGTGATCATAGAAAATATATCCTGGTAACCTACTAGCACCAGGGTGCCTTGGGTATCTGTTGTCGGAATAATACCAACGGCCATCCACTGGCACCGCTAAAACCGCATGGTCAAACAGCTTATTGCGTGGGCATACTTCAGTAGCACAACGCACAATAACAGAATCAACATCATCCTCTAACAGTCGATTCATAATCGTTAGACAAGCATCTTCACAGTCACCATAGAACGGCCCTTCATCACCACGTAATATCTCCCAATCTTCTAACTTACCAAGCCGCTCAACGTCCGGCATCCATACGAAACCCCGTTGATTGTAGAACCAGTCGTGTGCTTCAATTAATGCTTCCCTGGACATAACGCGGTACCTTGGTTTTTAGATTGCTCGCATACAGATGGCAACGGTATTGGTGAATCGTTACCGGATAGTTGGGGCTGCATAGCGCAACCGCTTAGCATGCTAATATAAATGATCGAACATCGAAGCATGGACATGCTTTTGTCACTCCTGCCAAGTCTCTATGACCTAGTACCTCATGAATGTTATGGCGCATGTAAATACCGTTTATTGTATCATTGAGCGCTTTATACTGTGCTGCTGTGTAGTTGCAATCTGGCTTACCATCTTCATTGATACCACCAACTAGACAGATGGCTATTGAATCCTGGTTATGGCCTCTAGCATGAGCACCTGCAACCTTTTCAGAACGCCCCTTCTCAACCATGCCATCACGGGCTATAACCCAATGGTAACCGATGTCCGACCAACCGCGATCTATATGCCAGCGCCTAATTTCTTCCACACCTATGTCTATACTCGGTTTAGTAGCCGAGCAATGGACTATAATTCTGTTTATTTGTCTCATATTAAACAGATCCATTAATATTAGGAAGTTGGGATAGAATATCTACACTATAAAAAACATTCCAGTCCTGTGATAGTGCAGAAGAATTAACAATTACTAGTCCAGATGAATTGACCGTAGGGTTCATCGATGTAAATTGACCTGATTTAGTTGTTATAGTTGCGATAGATGTAACCACATTGAAATCATTTGAGCTTGCATCATCATAAGTAATAATGAATGTTTCTGTCCCCCCATGATTTCGGTCGATAGAAAGGTAATTGATGTTGATAATGTAAGAGCCAGGGCCGTCTAGATTAAAAGAGAATCCTGGATTAGTGGTTATACCGATGTTTAGGCTATTTCTAAATCCTCCTAACCTATGCCTGTGCGCCCTGTAATTAGCTTTTAATGCGCGATTCTGTTGACCGCCTGAAGTAGTCTGATTCTCAAAGCGTGTCACACTAATTCTAGAGTCGTCTACACTGTTATCCTGGATTAAATAGGTATTGGTTGACGGTGCCCCAACTGTACTATCTGCCACGTACAGCACTCGGCCTATTTCAACCACGTCAGAGCTTTGACCGGAATAAATCAAACAATCTGCATCGCCGAAACCACTAATATCCCGTTGCCACGCAAAAATGCTCTCAATATTAATGTTTTTGTCAGCATTTGAACCGTTTCTAAAAATCCGGTTCCAAACTCCTTCGACATATACGACACCTATATCAACACTAATTAATGTCCCTGCGAAGTTGATAAACGCTTGATTAGTAGGAGTTGCGCCATTGGGTACGCCTTCCAAAACTATTGACGGAATTGATATTGATTTACCATCTTCAAATTTACATACATCTCCGTTAAATCTATTTTGAGATATAAACGCGTTTTTACTGTTGAAAGTGTGGAAATTGTTAATGTAATACGCGCCACCGAAATAGCCATTTTTATTCCAGAATATACAATCCTCCTGGTTAATCATGAAGACACCAAATCCTGCACCAGCATCACCATTATCATAGTGGCCATAAAAGCCGGAGGCAGCCCCATGGAAAAATACTCTTTTATAGTTTCTCCACATCCCATCCGGTGTGGTAATCCCGCCACCATTTGGCGACCATAACATGCAGTCCGACACTTCAACAACATCAATGCTGGTCGTTACTCCATTGGTGATATCTATAATGTATTGGGCTGCATCAGTATAGATGACACTGTTTGAGATACCCTGCCCTTTAATTTTCACATTACCGTTTCGATTCTGGAATGATTCAGCAGCGGTAAGGGTGGTAGGGGTTAATCGCGCTGAAGTGTAGTATCCGCCTGCACTTAATACGAACTCCTTATGCTGAGAAACAGCATAATCTAAACTGGCCTCCAATGCAGTCTGATTGTCAGTCGATGCGGCAATGATTGTCGTAATGGTTCCTGAATCTGTTGTGGCTGCCAGAGCTGCGACATCAAGATCGGCAAAACCACCGAACATTTCAGGGTTAACAACTTCCACATCCTTACGCTTCCATCTCGCCCCGCCGCTAGTAACAATAACAGTCCCATTGTTATCTGCCGTAGTGCTATCTGTTTGATCATAATAGAACGCACCACCGCCGATGCCCTCAGTTGTGTGACCTAAAATCCAAACCTGCTCTTCATCAACAACAGGCTCATAAGCTCGTAACGCTGCCACGTCATCGAGCACGCGATTATCTAAATAAGTGGCAATTGATATCGTTGAAGCATTTGTGCCTTCGGGAGTGTAATCAATCCCGCCAGCCTCTCCAGTCGAAAATTTAACGTTATCAATAACAAAAAAGGCGCTACCGGTTGCGTTGTTGTCTGCATCGGTGGCGTTGGTATAGCACGCTATTTTATAATTGCGATCAATGTGCGGAATAAAAGGATCGTCCGAACCATTAACAGCTAAACCATTAGCATCGAGCTTACACTTATCTAATGTCGTACCACCCGTTGAATCCGTCGCCATGCTCGCGGGGGTGGTTGTACCCTCGTCGTAAAATTTAAGGTAATAGTCAGCCGCCGCCGCGCCTGCCGCATTCTTGGCTAACTGGATAGCCAGCCCATTAATAGGAACCCATGTAGCCATTTATCTATTTTCCTCTTGTCTGATCGCCTGCATCGCGGCATTAATTTTTGATGTTGACGTTCTTACCAATCTATCAAAGCCAGTGCTATCGATAGGTGTATTCGCTAATCTTAACAGAAAATTCCGTACAGGTGGCGACTCATACACTCTTGCGGCTGCGCCGCTTGTTGCGGCTGCGCCTAGCGTCTCCCAGAAACCGACTTGAGAACCCGCACCAACCGCACCAAGGCCAAACAATGATTGGCCTGTTGGCGTGACCACTCCCGCTTCTTGCGCTCTTTTTGATGCCATTAGAAGTCGTTTTAACCCTTTCAAAGCTTGCTTACTTTCACCTTTAAAAAATATGTTTGTGTTCAATTCCATATCATCGAGCGTTTTAGCAAATTTTGACGGATTAATAAAATCACCGTCTGTAGCTTTTGCAAGCGCCCTTTGAATCAGTGAAGCTCTTGCCGCTGATTTGCCTTGAGCGTTCAAACTATCATGAAGCATCTTAACTTCGCTAGGTTTGCGACTAAAAATCATAGTTTCAACTGTCTCAGGGGTTAAATCACCTTTATCCAATATATTTTTTAATCTTGATTTGGTTAATTTTTTCGCCTCTTGCATGTAAATTAAATCAGCTTCTTTATACTTTCTGAATTGTGAAGGGCTTAGATTGTCTCTAGCAAACTGATCAAGATCTTTTGTGATAGACTGAACAACTTGATCCATTTGGGCCTTGCTTTGCGAGCGTAACTGTGAACGCCCCAACGGATCGACTGAATCAGCAACTTCCCTGATTCTTGTCCGTGTTGCGCGTAACTCCTCAAAACTAAAAGGCTGCCCCAAAGCCTCCCGATATTCGGAAAGTTTAGTTATGGTGTCGTCATCTCGTTCTATTTTAGCTTTACTCAACTTCTCAATTGCGTCGTCAACTTTGTTCGCAAACCGAGAAGTTGACACGTTACCAGCTGGCTCAAGTTGATCTCCAATAGCATTAAGACGATTGCCTGCCGCCCGCTTAACTTTTGAGGTTTGCGCTTTCAGGTATTCGATTATTTCCGCTGATGTATCTTCTGGTATTAGGTCAGTAAATTCTTTAACAGCCTTTTCTCTTGCTTCCGATTGTATAGCTCGCCTACCACCTGTACCGAAAACAGGAATGCGCTCCCCGAGCTGCCTGGCTAAACCGCCTACAATGCCCTTTGGTGGTATAACGTCGGTGGTCATTACCGGCACACCAAACTTTTTGCCAGCTTCCAATATCTGTTGCTCACGGGTACCTATCTGACCTTTAACACCTCTAACGCCTGCGCTAACTATATCGGCAAGGACCTGTCCACCAGCGCCAAATGCGCCTGCCAAAGCGACATCTTCTTCTGTTATACCTTCCGCGCCTACTTGTTGAGCGCCTACTTGTAAAGCGGCTTCTGTACCTGCTGCGCCTGCACCTGCCGTAACACCTCGACGCAAGCCCGTGGAAGTTAACGCTTGCGCCGCTCGACCTGTTCCGGCTGGAGCTGCTGCGAATTTTGCCGCAGGTGTAAACGCCAAAAACTGAAACATGCCTCTCGCCAAATCTTGCCCAGATAACCCTGGTTTATTTAAGGCGTAAGCTCCAGAGGGTAGATCCACAAGCACGTTACCCTTCTCATCTTGGCCGAAAGACGCTTCAGGGATCTGGGCCTTAATGATTTGCTTCGCCTTTTCAGTGTCCCCCGTAGCTAACAGCCCTGCGCTAGTTTTAAGTGACCGCATGGAAAACTCATTCAGTTCTGGGGCCATTCCTATTTCAGGTACTTCTTCTATTCTGCTAGTAGTGCGACTTTCACCGGTTATGAAATCACGCACATTGGCTAAAAAACCCTGACGTTGGTCAACGTCCTGCTCTTGCTGCAAAGGTTGTTGTGGTTGCTGTGCTTGCTGCTCACTAATAGGCTGTTGCGTCGGTTCACGCTTAGCTCTTGCTTGATCTATTAAGCTGCCGCTCCCGACTGGTTGAGGATCTTGTCTCGGTTGTCGCTCTCGTTTAGCTCTCGCTTCATCTAGCAGGCTCATTCAGAAACCCCTAATTCTGCTTTAATATCTTCTATATTCATGCCGTGCAAAACACCTTCCGCGTAAATCTCAGCAACGGTTATATCTCTACCCAAAACATCCGATCTTACTTTTTTGCGCCATTCCTTATTAATGCCTTTCGTGTTTGAGTTATCACTAATAAAGTCTGATTTGAATTGGTTATACGCCGCATCAAAACGCGCCATTTTTGAAGCACCACGTAAAAATGAAGCAATTTGAGAAGCTGGCGCATTTTCAGGCGGCACACCTTTGAACGCCTCGACAACATCTCTGTCCGTGGCCGGCCCGGGTGGTAAATTCTTCAACCCTTCGCTCAGCCTCACTTGGTTGAACCGCCTACGCAACTCAGTAACATCATCTTGAGCACCAAGAAGGCGTTTAAACAATTCGCTGGTACTAGAAACCACGCCTCCCGCTAACCTGAATTCTTCAACCTGATTGGCTAAAATATCGAATTCGGTCGCTGACTTTGACGAATTGATGGCGGCATCTTGCGATTCTAACAAAGCCTTTTCAACAGTGGCAGATAATTTTTGCTGCTGTCTCCGCTCTGATTGCTGCTTTAATATTAATTCTTGCTGTTTTAGTATATTGGCTTTTCTGTCCTGCAATTGCTTCAATCTATCGCCAGCATCGGGCGTTAGCCCTAGCTTAATTTCCGCAGCTTTCCTAACTTGCGGATTATCGCTACCCAGTAAGCCGGTTAGAGATTCAAATTCCCGAATCGCCGCCGGTGTAGTTTTTACTTTCGCCGCAGTCGGATCTTCTAGCAACCCCTCAGCCACTGCCGCATCAATAGCGCCTTGGCCTAGCGTCTTTAAATCCTTGATAGCCTCCGCATCATTAGAGCGAAGAGTTTCTATAGCTTGAGCATGCGCTGACATATCCTCGGGCGTTTGGCCTGCTGCAATTTTTTGGTCATATATGGCCTGTAATTGATCCGCCGCCGCGTTGTAATTCCCCGCAGAAACATCACCTTTGACCTGAAGGTAACTAGACCCTAAACCTTTTAAATCCCTTTTTCGTGTTTCTTCCTGCGCCTCAGCCGCGCCCGTCGCCACTTGTTGGGCCAACAAATTTGATTTATTCTGCAAAATAGCTTGGCGTATTGGCGCTTCTTCTTCTTGCTGTCGAAGTTTTGCGAATATTCCAACAGCTTGCGCCCCTCGGGTCACCTCTCCGAGCGGATCAAAATTTGATTGTCGAGTTCCTTGCAAAATAACATTTGGATCAAGTGCCATAATTAAAACCCTGTATCGTAGACCATGCCGCCGATGTTAAGAGTGGAAGGGGTGCCGCCCCCAAACATGCCTCCCATCAGCCCACCTAACGGGCCTGCCAGTGCCGCGCCTCCTGCTTGCAAACCAAGTTTAAATAGGCTGCTCTGAGCGCCGCCCAACAAATTACCGCCTTGGATTGCTCCCGCCGCTTGAACGTTCCCTATACCTGTCAAGAGATTACCAACGTTTGCAGCGCTCGCCTGCGTTGATGTAGCTTGTTGTGAAGCTACGTTTGCGCCTAGTGCGCCAATGTTATAGAGCTGCCCAAAACGTTGCGCCTGGGTACCCAGCTGCGCCTGCTGTTGTGCTATCTGGTTGGCAATGTCTTGTTGCTGAAACTGGCTACCGAGCTGTAATAAATTGCGTTGAAGTAAGTTAGTGGTTTCACCCGCCCCGACTTTCCCGCGAGCTGCTTGAGAAGCCATTAAACGTTGCTCTTGCTCGGCTGCCAATGCTCGAAAGAATGGATTTTGTAAGACTCTGGAAGGGTCGGTTTGAAGCTGAAAATCCTGTTGCGGTAGGATCTCGCCCATGATGCCCGTCAGCGCCTCTTCACCTACGGCGCGAAACGGTTCTTGTATTTCTAGTATGCGCTCAAGCGCTTGCTCTTGCTGCTCAATCGCTGCCTGGCCTTGTCGCTCTTGAGCTTCTTGCCCTGCTGCTACCGCTTGGCGTTGCGCCTTAACGCCCGTTATTTCTCTGACTTTTCCCACTTCGCACTCCAACAATTATCACTTTTCGTCATCTCGAAACCCACTTTTAGGCCGAAATCTTTAACGTTCGGATAGTCGTCAGGTATCAATGCTCGCAGCTTGTTGAACCCGTTATCTACACACCATTGTAGACATTTCTTGGCAAAAATAACAGCCCATAACCTACGGTGCTTCGGTATAACCTGAAAATGACACGTTTCGCCATCTTCATCGATAATAAAAACCCCGATAGGATCCCCGACAAAGTAGCCCACTATATAAATTTCGTTCTCGGTATCTAGTTCCGGCGGTAACTCGTCGCCTGGATCGCTAATACACTCCCATATTCCAGGAGCTTCAAGTATCGCTTTTATTTCGTCGTAGTCGTGACTACGTTTCAGTTTTATGCGACTCATCACGAACTAAAATCTGCGCCGGAGCAATTAGCGTTAACATCTGTTCCAGCGTCTTGCGTTGCTTGCAGCTTCATACCTGCGGTTAAGCGCTCTGTGATAGCTTCGACTACATTCCACGTTTGAAGTGGCGGAATAGAGCGTCTTGCTAATGTATTGCCTGCATCTGCTGTACCACCCGACTCAACCGCATGAACCGTTACAAGCCGGTTGGTTGTCGTTGATGAATTGTAAAAGCTTAACTTGCTAACAACTGATACCGTACCCGTTGGCACAGCAGGAACAATATCCACAGCGCTCGTTGCTAGTTGTGTATTGTGTGCGTAGTTGCGTTCTGTGCGTGACATAAAAAAACCTATAACTTTGTATTATCGACAATTAAAATAGGGCCGCGCATCGTTACATGGCCTGAACCTGTGGACGTGTTAGCCGTAAAAAATACATCTGTTTTTTCAGGCAAAGGCGAATAAGATAGCCCGATAGCAACGGTGGATTGGTAAATGCTTGTTACATTAGTCTTTAATGTTGGCGTTGGTGTCGTCGGGTTTCTTGTGTTCCAGAAGAAATCATTGTCTCGGCCTTTTGGTGAACTGAAATAAATTTCACCGACCCCGAAAACAGTGTACCCCGCTGGAACCGTGTATAACCCCATCTGCCTAACTTGAGCGTCACTGTCAAAAGTAGCGACAATTTCAGCCTGATTATTAGGAACTCCGTTCGTGTGATTATTGGCGTTAGCAACGTAAACATCCCCCGCCGTTGAGGTTGAGTCGAGCGTATAGATCTCGTTTACCCGTAGGCCGGTTCCAATTGTTACAAGCGTGTGACCCTGCAGTGTAACCAGACTCGTTTGCTCTTCGTAATTAGCGTCAAGCCATACTATTCTAACGTCCTGAGTATCGGTATTATCCGAGCTACTTAAATATAACGTTGCGGCTGTATCGTTGAAAGTGTAAGCCCCACCATGACGCCAGATTAATGTCTCGGTTGTTGAGATATCCCCAAACGCAGGGATAAAAGCGATTCTATGACCATCAATTTTACCCTTTGCAACTTCTAATAAAAATTCGGTGCTACCAAAATAACTCATACTATGGCCCACTCCCCCGCCTCGGCGGAATATACTAATTGCATAGTATCATACTTGGACGGTATTAGTATTGATGTCTTGCCGTTTATATCACCGTTCACAGTCACCGATCCATCGCGCCTACTGATTTTAACAGATTCCCCGTCATGCGGGTTAGCGTTGAGCGTGACCGTTGCTGCTGCTGTATTGAAGCATAGAACAACCTCAGGTCCGGTCGTTGTAAGCGCTGCCCCACCTGCTGCTAGATTGTTAAAGCGTACAGGCTCAAGAATCGGAGCGCCCTGTATCTCTGGCGATTCTTGCTCTTGAATGTGTCCAATTATCTCGCTGGGTTCCTGAACGCGGTAGCTGTTAACAATTTCAGCCACTTGGTCAATAGCGCTTTGATAACTAGCGGAGCTATTAAGATCCCCATAATTACCTTGATCAATAAGGTCATTACCGCCCCCAGTTCTTTTCCATAGGTCATGTAAAAAACGTATCAAGTACTCAAAAAAAGCTCTGGTTTCAGCATCTTTTAAAAGCCCCCTAGGTATCGGGTGTAGAAACGGATCAACTCTAGCCATCACCAACCACCTGGACGAATATCGATAGCCGCGCTATGAACAGATATAAAAACAGGATCGCTCACACGAAACCTCACCATAATCTCATAAGCGCTCGACATATTGAACCACTCGACTTTAATGCGCCCCTCGCTCATCCGGCCTATATCAATCCATGACTCGTTCGTCCAGCTCTTGCCGCCATCGTAACTAGCTTCAAACATGATCTGCGGGTCAACGCCTTGGCCTGATATCAAACCAACACCAACTTCCATAATCAATTGAAAGCGGTTCATCATGATGCGTTGGCCGGTCGGATCAACAATCGGCGCACTCACTCGCTCACGGATCATTGGGAGGCCGTTACTGGTGTAAGTATCTAGGTCTAGTTCTCGAACGTCGCCACCGCTAGCAATTAGATGTTTACCGTAACAGAACGCGTAAGAAGTGCCAATGTAATTTGATTGATCGGCACCCGTTGATAACTGGAACCAAGCGTTACCCGCTTCACTGTAACACCACGTTTGTCCTTCAGTCGGGAAGTTGAGCACGTAAAAATACTGCCCCTCGAACGCTAATGTATAGCCTCTTGCGTCACTAGTTGTTGTGAAGTTTTCAAACGTGTTTGCAATGGCGTTGGGTGTAATCTTCTGCGCTTGATATGCACTGACTCGGTAAACGGATTTATCGAAACCGAAAAAATACATAAATTCAGCGCTGGCAGCGACGGAATACACCGCACCGATGGCAATGTTCATCGTACCGCCTTGGATGCGGTCAAACGGGGGGTTGCCTGTGCCGCTGTTGTACCAAGCCTCTGTGTTGTTTCGATCACCAAACAAGTATAAGCGTTCGTTGAACGTGTAAACCCGCACAGTATCATCCGGTGCGCTCTCAGCCGTTGCTACGTTCAGCGCGTCGATGTTATCGGGGTCGCCGACATTGGAAACCTGAAACTGCCCACCGCTAGAATCGTTGATCATTTGTTGATTGAGATACGCTACGGAGTTGCCAGGCGTTAAATCTGGATCTGTTATTTCTGCCAGCGTCGAACCGTCGTAAATATAATCGCGCGAACCTGTGGCGATCCGCATAGAATTACCATCATCGGCAAAAACGCAAGGATTAGAACCTAGAATTGTACCGATTGACGTTTTCACGCCGTTCGACTCAATTCTATAAAGCGTGCCGCCCGTAACTTTATAAAGCTGATCACTAAAAACATGTAACCCGCGATCAATGCCGCTGTTATTAGATGAAAACGCCTTATCCCCAGGCCAACACGTTAAGGCTTTTTGTGCTCGACCGCTTGGTGTGAACTCGGGTATTAGGTTCATGGTCACTTGAGAGGATAGCGAACGGCTTCGGTGCTGGTATGACTGGCCTACAACATCAACTGGAATAGTTTTGAATGTCATACAACAACACCGTCATACTCTATAGTTGGGGCTGGACCGTGACGACCTAACGAGTCGGCATTGTTTGCGCCGCGTATCGAATTAATGAACTTACCATAATAATATTCAGCCATATCAGGCATAACAGCCCATTGATGCAAAGCCCATAATGCGCCGAACAGATACATGTTAGGGAAGTTTATTAGAATATCGTTAGTGGTAGCGGCATCACTTAAACCTATAAGTTTGCCGAAATACTTAACCTCAACGTTATAAACAGCGTCACAAGGCCGATTAAATTCAATCTGATCGGTTACTGTAAAGCATGTGGGTGTGCCGCTTGCGCTATCTTTTGCAAGCACCTCTGGCGGCAAATAAGTTAATTCATATTGCTGGGCATCTGTTGATTTATCGTCAATAAGTATTGAGCGCATCGATTGATAACCGCTAGGCAATGCCAGTACACCGCTATCAACAACAGTATCTTGATTGCTGGTTTGCTCAATATCGCGAATTTGTAGAGGCTCGATAGAATTAGCATAAAATTCTTGCTCCGCTTGCTGAATAAAATCCGCAAGCCGGTCGGGTGTCAAATCATTTCGGTGGGATTGGTCGATAATCTTTGCTTTCAGATTATCAAAAGTATCTAAAGCCATTTAACACCTCTTAAAAAGAAACCAGCGCCTATTCAGCGCTGGGTTTTTCTACTTTTGGAGCTTCCTTTTTAACTGTTTTCGCTCGCGACTTTTGAACTGGCTCCATCCATGAACCTAGTTCTTTTTTGGAGCCTATCGAAAATTGGTCACCCTCTTTTCTGATAAGCCCCGCATAAAAGCCAAGTCGATTAGCTTTAACTAACATTAGCTAATGCTATAGCCGGTAGCGTAATCGTTTGTGGCATCGATCATGCTTAGCGGTTGCAAGTAAGCGCTAACAGTAACACTTGGAGTTGTGCCCGCAAGCGTATAGCGCACACCAATATAGCGCTCGCTCTCGCTCAAGTCAGTGGGCGGAATTGGTATGATAACCTTATATCCAACTACCAACAAGTCAGCATCTTGAGCTGGTGCAGTAGGTGTACCAGACTCATACACTCGGCGGCCAATCAACTGGCGTCCGGTAGTTTGGGCGGCATCAGAAGCATACTCAACCTCAAAAGTGTAGTCTTCGTCACCTGTGGTCTGATCGGCTGCTACGCCGATATTGAAAACAACAGCCATAGGCTCGCCGTTGCCAATGGAACGATCAACGCTAAGGTCAATCACGTTTGTACCTACCGCCGTAGCTGTAAGCGCTTGGTCATCTGAAAATTGTAATTGTCCGTCAAGAATCATGATTTTCCCCTTAAGATACTGCGGCTTCGGTTTTGGTCAACTGGTCAACTATGCGAACCGGAACGCCCAAGAATCGCATCATTTGAATTTCACGCCCAAATTGATCTAATGCGCTTTCAATGGAAAGTGCGGAATTAGATTTTTCAAGAGCGATTATCTTCAGGTGAGATGCTACTGTGCGGTTAACGTAGAACGCTAAGTTGACGCCGGCTGTTGAAGGTAAACGGTCAATGGCGCGGCTCATCAACTTGATAATGCTGGTAGAAGCTGAAAGCGCTTGTGTTCCAGTTAAACCGATAAGATCACTAATATCAACATTAGGAATACGAACAGCATAGCGCCAGTCTTTAACAACTAGACCATTACACCACTTGTAGCTGTCGATGTAAGCCTCAAAGCGGTCGTTACTAGAATCAAATGCCCAGTCTAGGCCATGATCCTTGTGGATGATTCCCGCTGCAGAGCCTTTAGGGAATACGCCAAAGCAAGACTTGGCACCCCAGCCAACCAGCCATATTGAGCTGTTATCAGAACCAGAACCGCCAGCGCTGAGAATGTTTTGAGCGTTGGTTGCTGAAAGGTCATTGTAACGGTTAGCAAATCCAACGAATTCCTCAGGATTAGCCGCTGAACCGTAGAAAAGCGTTTGTGCCATTTGTTGGCTCATCGCCTCAAGGAAAGGAACCGATTCAGACAAACGGAATTGACCAAGATCGCCTTCAAGCTTAGCGATAGTTTCATCAACTTCTGAAAGCGCTACCAGCTCCGCGCACTGCTCAACAATTTGTGCAGTTGTAGATTTTGACTTAGGGATCCCTTGGTTGGTAAGCCTGTAGTAAGTAGTTGGTAAACCTGTACGGATAGTGGTTTGCTCACCGGTAGGCAAATTACCCTCTTTGTAAAGCATATCCTCAAGAATCATATTCGACTCTGAAAGCGTTTCGATGATGGCAGACGTTTTGCCATCTGGATCGCGCCGCTTGGCCCAATCGTTTAACGTCAATAGATTACCTGCTAGAGTAGCCATTTTTTACGAACTCCCGTAAAACAATTCAACGATAGATTTAGGTTTTTTCTGACCTGGAGACTTTCGAGAAACAACTTTTTTAGCTGGTTTCTTCTTAGGTTTTAACGATGCTTGCTGCTTATTCTTGCCTGCATCAATCAAAGCCCTAATCATCCGATGGTCAGTAATTTGTGATAGCGTTTCGCTAGTATGGCCAATGCTTTCCGCGTACTTCATTGCCGCATCAACATCAGCCTTTTGCTGGGCCGCTCCAGTTTTCGGATCATGCCAAGCCTTCATACTTTGAAACAAGATTTTGCCTTCTTGCGTCTGAAGATCCGCATTAGCTTTAGCTTTCGCAGCTTTTGCTTCTTTAATCTTCTTCTGCTTATCAGCTATTTGTCGCTGGCGCAGCAAGTATTCGCTTGTGTCGCCATCCTCTAATAACTGAGCAAGTTCCGCTTCATCGCTATCAATTGAAGATTCAAACCCCGCAATCACGTCCGTAAGCTTTGAGACTAATTCACCCACTTGTTTACGTTCGGCAGCTAGCGCTTGCGTCTTCTTGGTATAGTCGGATTGTCTTAATTCCCCGCTTTCCAGTTCTGCGATTCGTTCAGCGGTATACTCTTTACCATCTATAATAAAGGTATCGCCTTCCTCTTCGCCTTCCTCTTCAGCTTCGCCCAACTCTTCGCCAGTAATGTCGGCGGCTTCATCTTCGTCAATTGCTTCTGGTTGCTCGGTTTCGAGTTCTTCAGCGTTCGACTCGGGTACCTCTTGGCTAGGTTCTAAAAGATTATCTAGCATCTTTTTCTCTCATTTCGAGTTCATGTTCTGCAAATTTTCCGTCGGAAAGTATTTGCTCTAACTTATCTGAGAGCTTGTTAAAAGCTTGTAATTCTCTTACAAGCTCCACTAACTCATCATTATTGCCTAAAATTTCTTGACTTTCAAGTTTAGCAATTATATCGCCCTTAATCGATAGCTTTGCAACGCCCCATGAGTGACTATTCAGGATCGTTTCGGCTTCTCGGCCATGCAAAGCTGCTGATTCTAGTTCTTTATCGCTCATATACTAACACTCGGTTTAACGTTGGTTTTGGTGTCAAAGGTATCTAACCTTGAATCATTCGTCAGAAGCGGGTTAGTTGGAATTGCTAAAAGCGTACTACTTTCAGTAGCTGTTAATCCGCTCACACCTGTTTCCGCTATGAAAATTTGGTTGCGCCACACTATATCGACACCCCCACCACCTGAAGTAGCTGGATTTTTAACAGGGTAATTTCCATCTTCTCTAAATATGCGAACATTATCATTTTGCCAAATATTTGTGCTAGTAGCGTTGTCAATAAAGACATTCAACAATGAGCTTTTGCTTTCTAACAGAAACTAACTTTAACTTCTGCCTAGCAGTCAAACCCATTAAATAGCCCTCTGGATCTCTTCATCTGTCAGCTCG